AGTTAGCATATGCTGTAAATCCAGTAGTACCGTCTAGTGGAGTTGTTAGGGCTGCATCATCATATACTTCAAATACTGTGTCGCTTACTTTCTTAACAAAGAAAGTTTTACCTGTTAGCTCAACAACACCACTAATGTCTAGTAGTGTTACTTGTGCGCCGTCAACTAAGCCGTGTTTAATAGCTGTTGTAATCGTAATTGGATTAATTAACTGAATACCGCCAGCGTTAACAATATCTATGTTTACTGAACGTGAACCTAATAAATCAACTGGACCATCTGCTGACGAAACAACGTCTGAGAAATATGATTTACCAGCTATTAAGGTTTCCATATTGCCGCCATATGTTAAGTCATATTTTAGTGCATCTAGTATAAGTCCTACATCTCTTTCACATTTGTCGCCTGCATTATAATCTCGAACAATATTACCGTTAGCGTCAGTTGACAACAATGCTGGGAAGTTACTATCAATAAACGCTTTTGTTTCTGCAACAATAAAATCTCTAGAATTTTCAATGTTTGAAAGTGTTTCTGGAACACCAGTTGCATTAAAGTTTGTTGTATAGTTTGATGTGTCGTTAGATGTAATATCTGCTGTAGGAATACTTACTGCTGGAATTACTGATTCGCCATCTTGTACAATGTCTATAATAAGATCCATACGATCTACTATACGTGCTTTTGTGTCATTATCAAATGTAATTTGAACAAGTAAATCTCTTAGTTTTCTAAATGATTCTAATGTTGCAAGTTTTTGCTCAGTTGGTAGAACTGTTAATTCGTCACCTGGGTTTACTACTGTAGCAGTCGGATCCATTGTTAATAGTGTACCAGTAATACCTGTTGTAGTAGTTGTTTCATCTACAAGTACATCGCCTGCTATAACTTGTATAACACCTCTTAGATATGATTTACCAGCTGTAATTGAACGGAAGTTTGAATCAAACATTGCATCGTATGACACAGCGTCAATTATAAGACCGATATCTCTTTCACATGTTCCTCTGTCATATCCTAGTAATGGATAGTTTTGATCGATATGAGCAACTGCTTCTTCGATCAAATATGCTTTGTTTTTCTTGATGTTTGTAAACGCTCTGTTTATTTCTGGTAGAACATTTGTTGGCATTGGATAGTTAATAAACGAATTACCATATGTTATACCATTTGCTGTAGCACTAATAAATGTATGCTCAACATTACCAACGCCAGTATTTACACCAACATCTACTGTAATTGTAGTATCTGTAACTGCAACAATTGAAACTGGAGTTTCAAATGCTGGATCTGATCCTGGAGATACTGCATCTGGATCTGCACTTTGGCCTGCTACTTCTCTTGGATGTGTAATAGTTTGGAACTCATTATCATCGCTTGAATAACACTGGAATGTTAAACTATTAGGAGCAATTACAACTGTATCTGTTGCTGTAAAACTATGCTGACCAATTGTTAATGTCATAACTCTATTTGCAGGAGTAGCAGTACTACCATAGTTGCCGACAGCTGTTGGATTGTATTCTGCGTCTACTACTGTAAATGTTTTAAATGCATACTCTGACTTGTTAATTAAATCAGTAATTAGATTAAAGTTTGATTGTACTCTATTGTATGCTGTAACTTTTGAAGCGTTAGACGAAAAGTCATTAATAAATCCTAGTGCTTCGTCTCTTGCGTGATTTAATGCTGCTATTGTTTCTACTTTTTGATCTGCAATAACAAGTGCTGCTGAATCCATTGAATATGTTCTACCAGAAACTACTGATTTATAGTTTGTTCCTAAGACCATATCATCTACAACAGCATCAATAATGATACCTGTATCTCTGTAGCACTTGGACTCATTAAAATCTAGTAGTACAAATGCATCTTGTAGATAGAATATTGTATCGTTAATCGCTTCGTCGTCAACTGCTTCAATTTCAGTACGTGTTGTTACTTCGGCAGGATCATTTACGCCATCAAGTATAACTGGATCTAAAGTAGCTAATGCTACACCGTCTGCGTCAATATGATCAGTAACAACTGCAATTAATTGGTTGAGTGATTTTGATTCGCCTGTGCCTGAACCAAGTCCAGCATTGTGACCAGCGGCTGTCACCTGCGCGGCAAGATCTGTAGCTAACTGTACATATAGTGCAAGTGTTGCAAGCTTTTGTCCGCCACCTAGTTGCGCTATTTCAGTATCGTCATCACCTGCAATTGCACCTACAAAGTATGATTTTGCTACACGTATAGTTGCACTGTTACCACCGTACATTGTATCAAATGCTACTGCTTGTGCTAGATAAGCTATATCTCTTTGACACTTAGTATATGTTCCATCTCTTTGCATATCTTGATATACTGATATTAGCTCATTTGATGAAACAGTACCACTACCGGCTAATCCAGAAAACTCTGCAGCTTGAGTACTAAAATCAAAAGCTGTTGCTGCATTACCATTTTGTAAGAAAGTTGTAGCATTACTCTGTAAAGTAGGTATACTGTCTATTATTGCTTTAGCTGCGGCTGCTCTATCAGTCTGACCAGAATAATCAGTACTTACTGGGAAGTTAGTTGCAAACGTGCCTCCAGTTAAGTCAACTGTCGGAGTTCCAGTATTTAATATGTTAATTACTTCGTTTACAGCACTAATAAATTCAGTTCTGTCTGTAGCATCTGTAAAATTACCGTCTGCTGTAACTAAATCTCTAGCATATTGAATACCTGCTGCGGTTTGTGTTTTTTGTAAGTTAAGTAGATAAGCACTACTTTCCATTGTGTATGTCAAACCAACTACGGTTTGGTTATACAACGAATTTGTAACAGCATCAGTTTTAGCTGCATTGATTATTTCTTGTAAATCTCTTGCACACTTTTCTTGGTTGAAAGAGAAATTATATTCTTGGTTAACAAATGCAATTACATCATCTACAATTTGTGCAGACGCATTTGTGATTGCAGTTTGTGATGTTGTAAACTCTGCTGCTACACCTAATGTTGTAACATTTGGAGTTACTACTGCTGGAATAGTTGCAGTTGGCGTGCTCGCTGGCGCTGGGGTTGCATCGTCAATTAATACTCCTGCAAATGTATCAACAAGTGTTTCAATTGCACTTGAACGAGATGCAGCAGTTACTGACGGGTCAACTGGACTACCAGCACCTAATTTAGTACCAGGATCAACTGACGGATCAGTTAAAATTGCTGCAACCATATCTGCTAAGTGAGCATATGAATCAGCAGTAAGATCTCTTTGATCTGCTGGAAGTTGATCAATTGCTGTACCAACAATGTAGGAATTCATAGCTGATACTGTTGCGCTATTGCCGCCATACTGTGCGTCATATGAAAGAGCATCTACAATGTATTGTACATCTCTTTGACATTTTGCTTGGTCGTAAACTACTGTAGTTGCGCCGGTTGGATCAGCTGCAATTGCTGCTGCATTATACGCATCATTAAATGCAATTACTTCAGCTTGTAAGAATGCAATATTTGCTTGTAAAATTGTTCTAGCATTTATACCGTCTGTTACACCTAGTGCTGAACTAAATGTAAGTGCGTCAGCTACGCCATCTCCTGGAACTGTAGTGCTTATTACACCACCGTCAAGAATTCCTTTTACATCGTCAAATCCTGCATTGGCTCTAGTTAATGAAGTACCGCTTAGTAAAGCTGCTGTTTCAGCTTTTAAGAAATCAATAGCGCCTTTTGTTGCTTCAAACTGTGCATTAATAACAAATTTAGCATTTGCTCTTTGATAAGAAATACCATTATAAACACTGTTAAAGTTTGTATCTAGTGCAACATCAAAACCTACACCATCAAGTATAAGTTGACTATCTCTAGCACATTTGGCTTCGTCAAACTCGCCGCCTGTTTGATAGTTATCTTTTACAAAGTCAACTGTTGATCTTTGAATTACTTCTCTATTAGCTAAAATTCTTTCTCTAGCAAATACTAAATCACTATCTTCTTGGCCTAATGACGGACCAGTTACAACACCTTGTCCGACTTTAATCGGAGTAGCTTCTGAAATTGTATAAACTTCACCAGTACCACTAAACACAGATGCGTTTTGGATAAATGGAACCGTTACTAGGTCATTCATAAACATCGAGTTTCTACTGATGTTAGCACCAGCTGTTGCACCAAATAGTGCTTCACTATAACCGTCGGAAATAAGTCCGTAGTTACCAAATGATGTGTTTGAGTTAGTTAGTGAACAAAAGCCTCCGCTTTCACACATAATTGAAATATCACATGAGATTGTAAAGATCGAAACAAGCTGCGTGTTACCTCTATTAAGATGATGCACACCGATACCACCCTGGTTGTACTGTGTATAGGCGTCAACAACCATTGAGCGTAGACCAGTAACAACTGATCCGTCAACTCGCATACCTGTACCAGTTGTAGTATATGATGTACAGTTCTGTACATACGGTGAACACATAATTGATCCTGCGCTTCCATCTGGGGGGAACGAAACTGCTGCACTAGGTGCAATGTAGTTATTAAAGCGCATATCTTTAAGGAAACAACCGTTGTTAACCCAAAATATATCCTCTGCTGGATTTTTTGGTTGTACAAATGTAGTTCTAAGTGAGTCACCAACAATAGCAACAAATGCTGGAAGTTTAACTGGATTGTCAACTGTGTGCTGTCCAGCCTTTACGTATAATGTTGATCCCTCTGGAATATTTTTTAAAGCATGGTCAATAGTCGCAAATGCGTCTCCTATTGTTTTACCATCGTTGGTGTTAGATCCGTCTTGTGTTACGTAAAACACATTACTTGCGGCGTCTCTTGCGCCAAATTCTTTTATAGCAAAGTTACCACTTTGGTCTCTTTTCATAAACATTTTGCCGTCATGTGTGTTGACAGCTACTTCGCCTAGTTCTAGTTGTTCAATGGATGGGACTTTACCCGGCTCAGCACTTCTCTTGAGTCTTATTGTTGACATATAATCGTTCCCCTATGCAGACTGTGTATTATGTATGTAGTTTATAAACACAATTCTATTTATCAAATGCGACATTTTTTGGTTAGTTTTATGCTAATTTAACTACCAATTATGTGTATATATAATTTTTTGGGGATTTCGATCTGTAATAGTGGATAATAACGGTTTTTAGAAACTTCCTCCGTCAATATCGCCTTCGATTCTTCTTGCTGTAAACAAGTTAGTTACAGTTGCATCGCCGTTAACGACTAGATTTTCTTCAAAATCTGTGCCCTCGTTGCCAATAACAACCTTGCCTTCGTCAATTTCAAAATCAACTCCGGGTATTCTTACTTTGCTTATTAGCTCGTTACCTATTGTAACTTCGTTGTTAGCATCTTTTGAAGAAGGATTTGTATAGTTACCAATTATTATATTGTTGCTACCTACTGTTAAACTGTTTCCAGTATTGTGTCCAATGATTACATTAAACCAACCTTCAGTAAGTCCACTACCGGTATTATTACCAATAGCAATATTTAACTCACCGTCTAGTGCAGAGTTTACAAGTGATCCTTCACCAAGTGCTAAATTTTCGTTATTGTTAATTGCATCACGTAGTTGTTCAATGCCAAACAAAATATCTCTATCTACACTTTCGTCATAAACGGATAAACTGTAAAGCATAACATGTTTTGCTTCTAATCTACGAGAGAAGTAGGCATCGTCTCCTACATATAATTTCTTTGCGATGCCTACTCCTCCATCTACTACAACCGATCCAGAAGTTGCGCCAGTAGAATCTGTAGTATTGTTGAAGTTTGCAATTCCTTCAACATTAAAATTTTCTTCAACATTTAAATTACTTTGTTGAACTTGTACTGCACCCTCGGGTCCATTAGCAATTAAGTTAATGTCACCATTTAGGTTAAGTGCAGATATTTCGTTATTCTCTATTTCAATATTACCAAGGACAGCTCTGTCACCTTTGACTCCGAACTCTCCTACATAGTTTGCTCCAGCTATGTAAATTACTTTACTACCAGTAAGTTGACTAGGTAAATTATCTCCGATGAAATTTAAGATTCCTGATTTATAATCAAAGAACCATTCGTCATTATTACCACTACCAGCAGCAAATATTTGTGTACCAGTAGTTTGTGGATTTGCTGCTCCTGGGTTATCTATATAAACTTTAATTTGATATGTAGATCCAAACTCTGGAGGTATCCAATTTATTATCGGCGTGCTATCAGTTTCAATTGTTCTCCAAGTACGTCTCGGTGATGCAGTAATATCTTCTTCACATTCAACTGTATCATCAACATTAGCACCTGCATCACTATAAACATCAACAAGATTTTCAATATTAACAACTGGAATACTACTTGGGATAATATCTGAGTCAACCCAAATAGTATCACCTCTAAGTAATAACGGACTAGGTATACTTTCGTTGACCGCTGCCTTAATACCATTTACGTCAGTCTTTGAAAAACCATAACCGATTTTTTTCCAAAGAAAGTCTAACTTCTGTTCGTCTGCAATTGCCATCTTATGTCTGCCCTATGTTTAACGATGTAACGCTTTGCCCTGACGATAATGCTATTCTTACAAGAACAACATTGTCTTGAGCGTTACTCATATTTTCGCTACCTAGTGTCATATCATATCCGCCTGATAATGATTGATTTGGTATTATTCTATCAGCACCTGTGATTGCACAACCGTCTGATCCGTTACCAGTACCGCCTGCATTTCCATCTATAGCACCTGGAACACCTGCACCAGCATATTGTGTAGAACAATCTAACCAGCCGTTTAAACTACTACCGTTGTCGATTGCTGTACCTGGTGCTGCTATCCATACGCCAGCAACACCACTAGGTGCTGTAATATTAATTGCAAAGTTAGCAACAACTCGTCTACGGAATGCCATTGTAAAGTATTGTGTATTTGCTCTTGTTGCAGTATTAAGATCAGGACCTAATGGAAGATAATTTGTATAGTCTTCTACATTGTGTTCGATTTCGCCTAGTCTAATAATTGCTTCTCTAATATTTGCAATTCCGCCTGCTGCTGATATTCCTGAATCGGTACCTTCTGTATAAACGTCATTTGTATAAAAATTTGTTGAACTAGTGTATACCGGGTTGTCTACAGGGTCAGTATCAAAATCATGTATTCTAATTGCATCATCTGTGTAAACGCCATTTCCTAAACCACTTGCAACATCAATTGCAATTTCACTAATACCATATTGTCCTGATGTATGTAATGCAATTGGTATACTAGTTTCTTGTCTGTACGACGAGTAACCATTTAAATTTCGAATTCTATAACGCACTGAATCAATAGTCCTTCTACTGCTTGTAACAATAGGAAGTGTAAGATCGTCTAATACATAACCTGTTGTTTTGCCACTATCAGCAAAAGGATTGCCGCTGCCATCTAATAAAGACACTGTGCCCTCAATTGTTGAATAGTTGTAATATGTTTGTGTAATAGCCTGCCCAGTTTGGCTTTCGGGGCTAGTTGATGTATCTGAATTTGCTTGAACAATTTGAGAACTATTCAAGTATGCTTGGCCTATCCAGTTTTGTACTGTTATGCCTGTTAATGTTAACGTTGGATTTCCTGAGTTATAATAAGGTATACCAGAAATATATCTATATGTTCCTGCGTTGTTTTCGATAACTGTTCCTGCTGTAATAACCGGAACTGAGTTTACATCGTCCTTTACAAATTCAACTAAATTTGTATCACCATTTACATCGTGACGTAATTGGTATGTGCATAAACCAAACGGAACTGCACTTGCTGTTTCTTCTACGTGAGCTCTATAACCAAAGAAAGCATTAGGATAAAAAATACTATTAGAAAAAGATGTTGATCCGCCGTTTGCATTTAACAGATTATAATCACTCTGTGCATCTATTTTTAAAGCAAAGTTACTACCGCTGTTAGTGCTTGCTGAATTACTAAAAGTTCTTGTGCCAGCAGTAACTCCATTTACTTCAGCAGTTAATACCGGAGCAGGAATTAAACCGTCATAGTAGTCTGATTCTTGTCCAGTCTCAGCATAAGAGTAATTAGTAAATGTAGTTGTTTTAATTGTACCTGATGTTGATACAGTTCTCGGAAGCGATGTGCCTGCAACAGAACTAGTTGCTAAATTTACATCATTGTTAGTAAAATTTGCACAAAGGTTAGCATTACCAGTGCCGCCACTAAATGAAATAGTTTTAGTACTTAGGCCATCAGGATCAACAGGATCATTTTCATATACTTTCAAAGTTTTAGATGTACTTAAAGGAAGAATATTTGGATCACATGATTGATGATCTGTCATAGTTAATGTTACAGTACTATTACCAGTTCCTGTTTGTGTTCCGTCTAGCCATGTATGTGCAAGTCTAGGACCTCCTGATCCACCATCTTCAGTATCGTCTGGTGTAATTGTTTCAGTAATTCCGTCACCCCAGTTTACAGTATATGTAACTGTGTTATCTAAACCGTAATCAGGACCTGTGTTAGTTGTTATGTTTTCTAATGCTAAAGAATTACCTTCTATAACATATAGATTATTTCCTGAAAGTATACTTCCGCCGCTTGTACTTCTGTATAAATTATATCCCATTACTGGATCTTGTGTGTAAACTAGAATTAAATTTTCTTGTAGTAAATCACTATCGGTGCCTGCACTGCCAGGAACTTGAGCATTTGTATTTCTTACTGTAACTTTTACAGTAAACAAGCCCCCTAGCGGAGCATCATAAACAAAAGATACAGTAGACGGATTAGTTCCTACATATACACTATCATGTGCGCCTGATGGAACATTATACGTTCCGCCAGCACCTTCGATAAGAGATTTAATATATTCAAATCTATTGTTTACATCCCAGTCAACTTCTACTCTATTATATTCACCGTCTACATTTAAATTAAGTGTAAATGTTTGGCCACTACCTGCTGCTGCCGGTGCCGGTGTAGCAGCATCAATATCTCTAATAAATGTATTGTTTCTAATATTATTCATAGACTCGTTTAATAAGTCAATTGCTTCTGCAATAAAAGTTTTGTCGTCAATAATATCTTCTTTAGGTACACCATTTTGTTCTGTATTAGCACTTAGAAAAAATGCTCCGTCGTTATAAACACTATCCTCCGGAAAGCCCATTGGAATGTTATCACCTCGGTTAGTAGCAAGATTTTCTTCAAAATATCTAATCATGCCGCCTTCTGTAATTAAGTTTACATCTTTAGCTGCTGATGCAGAATATGTAGAATGATCGTTATTAACATCTCTTACTTCATATCCATTTAAGTCAAAATGTCTAAGATACATTGTATCCCAATATTTTGTTTCAGAACCTAAATCAAAACCTATCACAGCAGTTGAGTCGGGAGAAGATGATATTGCATTTATATTTGGGAGAACATCGCTGTTTACATCTGCATTAAAAGTAATATTGTCTGTATTTTGATCACCTAAAACTAAATCACCATCAGCAGTAATTGAACCAGTAGCGTGAATGTTACCGTCTACTTCTAAGTTAGTAAAAATATTTACAAAGTCAGTAGCAGGAGTTGGAGTATAAACATTTATATGTCCACTAGTAGATTTAATTTCATTACCGTCTATTTGAATGTTATCAATATCCATTAGTACACCTTGGATACTATTTGTTGAAATTACATCCGGTACTGTAACCTGTGTAGCTATGTTGACATCTTTACCTATGTCAACAATACTTCCGTCAGTAGGATTAATAAACAAGTTTCCGCTTGTAGTAGTAATACTATTATCGTCAATTCTTATATTGTTTACATCAAGTCTGTCAAGGAACATATCAAATCCGTCTGCTTGTGTAAAATCGCCTATAAGTTCTGTTCTGCCAACTAAATCAATAAACGTAGTTTCAACACCTAATCTATCTCTAGAGGTAATTTGTATATCTCCGTCATTAGGTCTATTGCCAATTCTTTCTACTCTTAAATCAGGAACATCAACTTCAACTTCAGCTTTAATTGAATCTCTAAACACAGCAGGCTCTGAGGTTATAGTTGTACCTAAAAAGTTAATTGAATGTACAGTACTATCATCTCCTTGTGTACTAATATTAATGTCGCCGTCAGTAGCAGTAATATTTGTATCAATTGCTGATGTTAAATTTAAATTAGCAACTGACGTACTATCACCTGCACCAGCTGAAATGTCGATATCATTAGTAACACTAGAAATAGTATTATCGTCAATTAAAAGTTTATCATCAATATTAATAAACGCATCAGTGCCAAGAATGTTTAGTCCTTTAATAATAGTTGTTTTACTTAAAAGTCTAATTTGTGTGTCTTCATTAGGATTTCCAAAAGGATCAGTACCTATCGGTCCTGCTTGTAATCTTAAATCAGTATCATTAGAAAGTATCTGTATAGTGTTTTGATTGAGTAACATATTTTCGTCAATCTCAACTCTACCTGTATCTACTTGCGGAGTACTTACTATGCCGTCAACATTTAGATTGATATCAATTTGTGTACTTCCCGTTACAGATAAATCTCCGTCAATGTTTACATCGTTGTTTAAATCTATACTTTCGCCACTACCAGCAGTAACAACAATGCCGCCTGCACTAGCTGTAATAGTTGTATTACCAGCGCCGTCTTCAGTTATACTAACTTGGCCGATATCAATATTAGGTGCAGTAATAGTTCCATTAGTAGAAGTTATATTGTTATCTACTGTTAAGTTTGCTGATGTAGTTACATCACTATTAAGTTGTATTTCGTCTGTTGAAGTTGCAGGAGTAAGAACTAAATTTCCACTAGTAGTACTGATAGTTGTAGTATCCATAAAGATATCAGCTACTTGTAAGCTAGTTTGAAATATTGCAGTTGTACTTCTTAGTTCTCCGGTAATATCAAAATCAGCATTTGGCGAACTGTTGTTAATTCCAACTCTGCTGTCGTCTACTGATAGATATAATAATGCGGGGTCTCCGTTCTCGTTGTTAAAAAATACATCAACTCCATCTCGTGATAACTCACTCTTCAAGACCTGACCTGAAATACGCCCTACAGCCATTACTCTTCCCCCGGGGATCCTGTCCCACCAACCACTTTCTCATCCGCTTGGTTACGGTTCTTTGCGGGTTGACCACAGTTTGTCCTGAAGATTAGCCCTCATAGCTACGCCTCATTAATATTATTTATCGTAGAATAGAAAAAAGATAAGTTATTTGTTAAAGTTATGTAGTACAGTTACATCTTTGCCGATTGGAACAGCTGATGAAAATACAATATACCAGCCGGCTGCATACGGGCCATTCGGTCCTGTTAATGTCCCATCACTTTGCGTAAGTGTATAATTTGTTGTTGCTAACTGAAATACATTTTCAATTAGAACTAACATTGCTTGCGCACTATCAGGTGCAGTAAAATCTGCATCTTGGTTGTCAAGTGGACCGAAGGTTGTTTCAGTACCATCGTGTCCACTGAATGTTTGTTGAACAATTGCTCTTGGTTCTTTAAAACGAACTTTTCTCCAAGCACTATCTTGATATGATTCAAATTCTTCAGAAGTTGTATTATATCTCATATGACCATTATTAGGAGTCACAGGTCTTTCTGCTTCTGTACCTTTTGGTATAAGCATTACTCTTTTTGTGTCCATTACAACTTGTTCGTTAACATCGAACACAACTGCATTTCCTAATGGTGTTTTATTACTTGTAGATTGTCGTTTTAAATATTTCATTATAGTTCCAAGAAGCTTGTTGTTGCTGAAAGATAATTAGCAGATGAATCTCCGCCCTCTGGATAATCACCATTGATAACAATTTTATCAAATTGCTCCATAATTATTTTTTCTGTATCAAAAGTAAATGTTTCACCTGCTGGTAACGGTAAACTTTTAATTACTGTGTTTAGATCACTAATTGGGTCTCCAGTTTTTACAAAATGCATTGTAAATGCTGCTGCATTTGCATCTGGATCTGCTGGATCTGGTTCGGATGTATTACAAATCATAATTACAGTAACAGCAAATCTAATACCTGCTGGAACTTCAAGTAATTCTGTATCTTCTACTCCGATTTGAACGCTTTTAATTGCCATTGTCTTTTACCTTTTTAAAATATAATTCCGTATAGAATAGATTTACTTCTACTCACTAACTCGTCTCTTGTTTGTTCTTTGTTAACAAAGTATATACCTGTACCACCAATTGACTGATCACTTGCGTAAATCTTTACGCCATCAGTTGGTGTTGCTGGAACAAGTAATGGATTTGGAAGTTCTTTAATTGCAAGATTGTTATCAATTAATACACTTTGGTTACTTGTGTGTTTAAGAACTAAGTCAATACCTGATGATACAGTAGTAATCTGATTATCTTGAATTTTTACGCCATCAATCTCTGCTCTATCATCGTAAAAGTATGCTAAAGATACATTATCAATCTTAAATTCAACAAAACTTTCAAGGTTACCAATAGCAACGTCCTTTGATAGTGCTTCAACGTATGTAATACCACTTCCGATAAACTCATCACCTGACGCAATACGTCTAATACCAACGAAACCTAAAACAGCATCATCAACATATTTTTTATTTGGTATGTGATCGTCTTGTGTAACGTTACTTTCATAGTTAACAGTGCCTTCAACACTTAGTACTCCTGATCCTTGGCTGATTAAAAATAAATTTCCGCCTCCAGTAACAATACTGTTTGTTTTTAAACCTATTAAGTTTCCAATATCGTCACGTAATATAAACGCACCACTTCGAGGTGTTACATCAATATCAGGATTTTCATCATCGCCCGGATCTAACCAAGTTACATTTTCATCAAATAAAATGTAAGCATCACTAAAACCGCCGCGGTCAATACTTATACCACTTGAGTTTGGAGCACCAGCAGTAGCACTACCTGTAACTCCGGATCCTGTTTCACCTTGATTAACTACAATAACATTGTCTCTAACAGTTAAATTTTCAGATTGAACAGTAACCGTATTACCTTCGACTACTAAGTCTCCACTAATTCGTACTGTACCAGTTTCAAGCCCTGTGTTAAGAGAAATCTCTCGTCCAGGTTCAACTGATATTTTATAATCTCCGTCTATTACTTTTAAAAACTTTGACATAAATTACCCTCTTTCTGTCAATAAAAGAATATTAGACGTTGAATCGTGATCTATAGTAAAATGATATCTTGTATTTTTAAAATCAAACATAATATCCTTTATTACCTTTGAGATTAAAACAAAATTAACATTATTTGTCACTAACCCTTTTATTGTCATTTCATCTTCTTCTAAATCTTCACTGTTTCTTTTATTAACAAGTGTGCATATTCCTTCATTTCCAAGATCATCTTGAACTTTGAATTTTGTATCTGATATTTGTGCTAAGATAACACCAAACGGAGAAACCTTAGCACAACCAATCTTGACTGTTACTATTAAATCTTTTAGATAGTTTACTACTGTTCCAAAAACATTAACAGGTCTAGTCATTACTCAATCCTTATGCGTCTTCAGTGAAATCATCATCATCTAAGTTAGCAATGTCATCTGCACCAGCTTCTTCAACTTGTGCTGCGCCGTCTGCTAGTGATGTTGCAAAGTTCCATGCTACGCTTGCGCCGTCATATGCGTTTGACCCTGTTGCACTTGGTGCTGACAATGTAGCTTTACGTCCAGCAATTTTACTTACTGTGTATGTTTCTTCATCATCCATTTTAAATGATATTGACATTTCGCCTGCTACTAGTGCTGCTGGTAGTTTACCAGTTGTTAGTACACAAGTATGAACAGTATCAGATGTTCCTGTTTCTGAACATACAAATCTTTTAGATCCTTTTTGTTTTACAATAAAGCCTTCTTTTACTCCAGCTCCGTCGTGAAAGTTTACTTTAATTTCATCGCCGGCACCTGGGCCTGTAGTAGCATCTGCAAATAGTCGTTTGTTTAATGGTCTTCCCATTGTTTTCTCCTTGACGTTCTAGGTCTACGCGGTGGGTCCGCATAAGTCTTCTTACGAAGCACTTTTAGACTAAGTATTTATCTCGTTTGTTAGGAATACAATTTATAAAATCTCTAACAATGTCAAAATGTACGCTTAAAGTAGAAAATAATTCGCCATTTAGTGTATTAGCAACGGTGCTATAACTAGTTTTACCTATATCTGAATAATAATTTACATCAATACCATAATTAGGAAATATACCTGTTACAAATAAACATGTATCGCCGAGAGTTTTAGCATCACTAGTGCGAGTCATTTGTAAAAATGTTTGTGCAAATGAGTTATTAGGAAGAAAGTCTGTTTTATCCATATGGCTCGCTAAAAGGATAACCACATAGTGCTCAATAGATTCTGGTAACTCAATACCAGTATGTTGTCTGGTTTCTTGTACTACATCGTAAAATGCAGATACATATTCATCCTGCATGATGTATTTATAAAAAAAAGACCTGCTCAGTTAAGAACAGGCCTTTTATAATGTGATAGGAAGGAATTACTTATTACCTTCAACCGGGCACAAGTAGACTCGTGCAATAAACCCGGAACATGTATGCAGTCGCTAAACTAACCCGCTAAGGTTCTTCTACATTACCTTGATGCCGTCTACCGACATCGCTTCAGTCACCATCTAACGTAAACCGTCGTCTTCGTTATGTAACTAATATAACATCTCTACAGACAATGTCAACCATTTTATTAGAAAAAAAGTCAAAAAAATAGGCGCCGTAGCGCCTATCCTTTATCTGTGTTAACTAAAACTTAGCTAAAGCTTACATTTGAATTATCAATTGCAACTTTTGCTAGATAATCAGCTGCGTTACCTAGAGACGAAGCAGTATTTGTTAGCTCAACATATCCATAACGAGTCATGAACGATACTGTTGGCTCAAATGTGCCTGGATCTAGAACAACACCTGAACTCATTAGTGGGATGTACGGGCAATAAAACGCTGCTGCGTCTGATTCGCTTGTACCTTTGTACCCAATAAGTACTGGTGATGCATCTGATGCATATGTGTTTACATATACTTTCATTGCGTTGTTTAGTGTACCAACCATTTTAGTGTTTGTTGGTGCTTCAAAAGTACCTTCTGTAGTACGAGCAAATGCCGAAGTAGTTGCTGACTGTAGAAGTGTAAGTGTGAATGGTGAAACAACTGCCCAGTTACCTGCGCCTCTGCGTGTACGCTGAGCGATTAGGTTTGATGCGCGGTTGATTTGAACTGCAAGTGCTGCATGTTCGTCACCAACAAATGTAGCTGTACCTGATACTGCTGCTTGGTTGTATGTTTCAACCGCAGTGCCAGCTAGTGAAGCTAAAGAAGCTAAAACTTCTTGATCAATCTCAGCAGTAATTTCTTGTGCTAGAGCAGCCATTATTTCTGCTTCAACATCAATACCATGCTGTGACTGAGCATCTTGAGCTGCTTCAAAAGTCCAACGAGCTGATAGCTTGCGTGACTTTGCTTCCACAGTTTGTTTCAAGATTTGAATACTCATTCTGTTACCAGCAACACCTTCCATAGCTGCTGTTACATCAGCAGTACCTGGGTTACCTTCGTTTCCTGAATAAGCTTCAGCAATTTTGAATGGGCTTAGAGCCTCTTCGCCAGCTGTTACGTCTGTGCCACCACCTGTAGAAATGCTATCTGCATAACGTACTCTTAGTGTGTGGATTTGACCAACTGGTCCAGTCATAGGTTGAACACCAACTAGCTCATTAGCTATAACTGTTGGCATAACACGTCTAATCACTGGAAGGATTACACGGTTTAGTGTTGCGACATTACCGGCAGATGTAGCACCAGCTGTAGCAGTTTCTGAAAGATACTTGCGAGTATTTTCTAATGTTGCTGCCATTACGCTTTTCTTGTTGCCACCTAGGCCTTCAAGAAGTGCTGTTTTCGTATCCTGCCAGCGACTTTCTAGTAGTTCCGACATAATAATCTCCTTAATTTAATCCAGCAAGACGCTTGATGTCAATGACATTTCCGTCGTCTGCTTGTTTACTACTTGTTTGTGATTGCTCACGGTTGCCTGTTACTTCTTTTGCCTCTGTTAGTGGTGCCTTTTGCTTTGCTGGAGTATTACTATCAATAACTGATGGTAGGTACTTTTCAAACGAAGATTCTAGTCTTGGTGTTTGTACTGATTCCAGTAAGTCTGTCATAATTTCTCTTTGGTCCTTACTTAAAGGTCCAAGAAGATCATTCATTTTTGCTGCTCTTGTTGCTGATTCTTGAAGTCTTTGTTTCTCTGCTTCTTTAGATTCTGCAATAGCAATTGCTTTTGTAGCATACTTTTTAGCTTCTGCTAGTTGTTGATTTTTATTATCAAGAACTTTTAGTAGTTTTGCAGTTTCAGTTTTTTCATTCAAATATGAATTAGTATATTCAGCTGCATATGCTTCAAATATTTTACGACCAAAGTCGTTTCTACGTGCGACATTGATATCTTCTTTTAGTGCGCCGATCTCTTTAGTAAGAGTCTTTGCAACTGTTTCAGATACTAGTGTAGCACTTCTTTGGATAAAGTCAGTTTTAACTTTAGCCAAGTGTGACTTAGCTTCACGTACTAAGCGTACTTTTGTTTCTGCTAAATCTTTTTTGTCTTCATGAAACTCTGTTATTTCTGAAGCTAGTTGTTCTACAACGAACTCTTCAAGTTTAGCATAAGACTCAGCCATTGCTGCTTTGTCTGCTCTAAGTTCTTGAATTTCTCCTTGTAACTGATCTACAACAAATGATTTTAATAGATCAGCATTTTCACGCATTGCTACAGCATATTTTGCCTTAGCTTCTGCTAGTTGCTTTCTATCTTCAGCAAACTCAGCAATTTCACTTGCTAAGCCTTCTGATAACATTTGATCAATAGCTTCCACCATTGTATTTTTGTCGTGCTCGTACTTCTGTGCGAACTCTTCACGTAGTTCAGCGGTTACTTGTTGGCGATTCTCAACGATCCTCGCATTCCAAGCTTCCTCAACTTCAGCTCTGATTTCTTCCGAAACAACATCGTTTTCAAAAAGTGTTTTCAGTGCGTCCAACATTAATTGTCCTCCTATTATTGGAGTTTGCTGATTATGTTAATCAGCGATTCCTTAAGATATTTTTGTGCCTTGTCATCGTGTTTTGTTGCCTGTGCTAGTTCATATGCCTTCATACCCCCACGAGCATTTAATAATTGTTCGTAGATTGGTGTTGGGTAAGCACCGGGGGCGCTGGGCTGAGCCACAACGTCCACAGTGATAATTTCAAAGTCAGCAACATTACCGTTGCTGTCAACTTCACCTGCTCCTCTTGACGAAACACCTAGTTTAACATCTGCTTCAAGCATAGTTTTAACTAGTTGTCCCATCGGAGTTGGTAATACTTTTAGTTTTCCATAACCATTAGCACCGTCCATCCACATGCTTTCAATCATGAGACATACACGGTCTAGGTTAATATTTAAGCCATCTGGATGATCAACCTCTCCGAGAGGGGTAAATCCGTTTTGGATTTGATCGTTGAGCGTTTTGACAGCCCTGCCTATTTCTGCAACAGGATATACTCGCTGATTAGCGTTTCGGACGTCACCTTGAATGCAAATACCTTTCATATAAAGATCTTTGCCTTCGTTGGCATTCTCAAGCACAATTTGTGCTTGATCGAATGTCAAATGCTCTCGTAAATAGTTGTTCATCTAATGCCCTGTCTTGATTACTTAGCGCGAGTGCTTACTTTGTTAAGTGTGCTTGTCGCTGCCTTGTCCTCAGTTCCCGGCTTACCTTTTTTCTCGGCGCCGTGTCCTGGCTCAGATTTTTTAAATCCTGTTTTGCCAGCTTTACCACCAGGAACGTTAATGTTCTTAGTGTTCATGTCTTTTGGGTTTTGGTCATTAAGTGCTGAACCTTTTATTTTTGATCCTGCGCCAGCTTCTCCACTGTTTTCAGTATCGCCACGTAAAATGTTTGCGCTTGTTCCGCCCATATCATTTGGACCTGCTACAGATGATTTTGTGTTTGCACCATCGTCACCCATTTTAGCTGGAGCAACTTTTTCTACATACTCGCGCATTTGCTCGCCTGCAGTTTTTGCTGATTCATAATGCTCGTCAGCTGCTTCTTTGCCGTGTTTTTTAGCAAATTCTGCTTTTGACATTTTTTCTGAATCACCAATTAGTGAATCTTTCATTTTGCCTTCTTCAAGATCTTCATCTGCTGCTTCTTCAACTTCTTCGTCTGCTGCTTCAAATGCATAACCTTCTTCTTCTGGCTCTTCGTCATCCATGTCCATGTCCATGTCGTCGCCTGCTTCTTCTTCGTCGCCTGCGTCATCATCGTTCATCATTGAATCAAATTCTGCTTTTAGTTTTTCTAATTCATCTTCTAGATCTTCAACACGATCAGCCATGTCGCCTTCGTCACCCATGTCCATGTCCATGTCGTCGCCTGCTTCGTCGTCGCCGTCTAGATCACTTAATTCATCTGCTGGATCGCCGCCCATCATCATTGGGTCTGCTTCTACTTCAAATTCATCTAGATCAAAACCTTCTTCTAGCTCATCATCAGACTCATCTACTTCTTCGTCTGCTTCGTCTAGTTCTTCTTCTGACTCATCTACTTCTTCGTCAGCTGCTTCATCAACTTCTTCGTCTGACTCTTCAACTTCTTCGTCCTCTAGTAGTGACTCATAAATATCTCTTGATTTTTCTACCACAATCTCGTGGAATAGTTCTTGCGCTCTTTCTTTGTCTTCGTTGACAAGTAGCTCAAGCATTTCTTCAAATTTACTACGATCTGCCATTGTTTTCTCCTGTAATAAAATAAATACCGCTTGCACGGTATGGGCTGTCAATATTATTTACTCTATTTACACGAAATAGGCCTGAAACGGCCATTATTTGCAAGATTTTTAGTTATCTGACTACATTAATCCGTGGCGATTCTTAAAATCGTCAACGGTAATGTGTTTTATATTATCAATATTTACCAAATCGGGCGGAATAAAGCCTTCTTTTTCAATTACTCTTACATATTGAATATTGGGGTTTTCTTTTACAGTAATCACTGTTTGTTTAAGCCAATTGCCATAAAATGTTGCTCTGTCACCGGATTTTTTATAATTTGGTGTACTTGAAAAAACATTATTTACAAATCTACCGTCATCTAATCCTTTATAATCAAAACCCAATATATAAATTATTTTATGTTTATGCTGACTAGCTAACCATAATGCTGTTGGACCGCTACTCCATCCTTTGCTCGGATCAAACAAATTAAGATGTGTCATATTGCGATAACTGCGATTAGGGTTTGTCCATAGAGGTCTTGTTAAATGCCAGCCTGCTTTTGTAATTTCAAAAACCATTCTAGTATCTACTGCAATTAAATAATCAGGATCAAATGTTCTATAAATTGCATTGCACCCGTATGTTTTACCAAAGGCTCTTAAAGGTTCTAAAGGAATACCTTTTCGACTCATACCGTTGCCTATTATAAATGCCTTCCGAACTCCTGCAACATCTTCTTCAACAAGTTCTTGTGCATGTTCTTGTATTTTTATTAATGTAGGAGTAGGTTGTGGCTTACTACGTTCTATTGCACTTTGCTTTGCAATACGCTCTCTAGCTTTATCAATTTTACGTTGTTCTTTGAGACGTCTGTATTCTTCTTTAGAATACTTTGACTTGTCTAGCTTGGCCATTAGACACCTTCAGCTGCTGCGTTTGCTGCCATTCCATACATTTGTCTTACAAACTCGAGATCTTTTTTCTTTTCTTCTGCGTGTAAATCAGATGCTTTTCTAATTCTATTAATTTGTTTAAGAGTTAATCTAGTTTTTCTTGTGTCATCATAGTCAACAGGTGACACATCATGTTCAGGCTCGTAGCGATCATCCTCTACAGGCTCTACAGTTTCGTTATCAAAATAAAATATTTCTCTTAGTATCATAGTATTATTTATATCGTTTGCTCAGCATTTGCTCCGCCGCCTGGCATTGGCGAATCGCCTGTTGCAGTTTCAGGTGAATCACCTTCTGAGCCTTGTATCGGTGCTTCGCCATCATCAGCTACATCTTCAATCCCACCTAAGTCACCTTCTATGCCAGCGCCGCTTATACCAGCGCCACGCATTTCACCACCTGCGTCAGTTGCTGTTGGTTCAAGTGTTTCTTCATTTTCTTCACGCCATAGACGTTCATTTTCTGCAATCTCTTCAGCTGACAAGCCTAAGAATCTATCAAGAGCAAATCTATTTGAAATATAAGGTAGTGCTGCCATTTGTGTATATGTAGGCACTCGTGCATTATCAATTTCACTTTGTCTATAACTTGCAAAGTTTTGCGGTGGTTGGAATTTAAGTTCAAACATATTTGTATCTATGTTTACACCTTTTTCTAATACATAACGTTTAAACTCAGTATCAAACTGCTCTGCAACTAACCCTTGTAAACGTTCACAATATGTATTAAATCTTAATTCTTGAATGTATGCTGTTCCTACTCTACCGTCGTTATATTGACTACTTGCATCATCTGCACCAGTAGGCAGATAACTTGAAGGAATACGCAAGCCTCGGACTAACTTGTTAGTAAAGTATCTAAGGTCATCAATTTCTCCTAGATTAGTTCCACCTGGTAATGTTTCAACTTTAGAACCACGGCCCTCAGCCGTTTGTGGAAAGAAGTAGTCTTCGTTAATTGACAGAGGATTATAAGAACTGTCTATGACATTTTGCCCTCCTCCAGTCGCCGATGGGATTCTTCTTTGGTGAATTTCGGTCTTTACACGCTCCACAAATTGCATAGCAAGGTGTGATGGCATGTTACCCACATCAACGTAGAATACTCTGCGCTCAGGAGCACGTTGAACACGATAGATAATAATCGCATCTTCAAGTAATTCTTTTTGTTTATATACTTTAAATACAGTTTCCAGTAGTGAATTACCAAACGGATAATTTTTATCTAAGCCTTCTGATAAACTTAAATGCACCACATGTTTTGCATCGACTGTAATTTCATTTTCTTCATTTTGCCAACGGTTGCCGTTGTTAGTTGGATTATTACCAACCATTCCTCTAACACCGCCAGTTAGATGTCCGCTGCCGCCACCTGTTACGTTACCGTTGGTATCGAACGGAGTTGTTGCAACCATATCTACAAAATTTACATTAAAGTTTTTTACAACATACTGTTCAGGAACTTTGCCTTCTGATTCGTTAACAATAATTTTTGTTACATTAGACGGATCAGTATGAAACCATTTTCTAGTTTCGGGATCTCTAATAAAGATCTGATCGCCATACTTGAATACATTTCGTAGTATTCTAAACATACGTGTATCAAATTTTTGTATCTTACACCATTGCTTTAGATATTGTGCAAGTATTGTAACTTCAGTATTTGTTGCCTTTTTATTAAATTCAGTTATAAAGTGTGTACCGTTTTGTTCATTAAGTTGAGAACAAAACTCTGCAAGGATATCTAATGCAGCATTAACTTCTGAATCAAGATCCATTGTGTTGTACTGACCGTAACGTTCAACACGATTAGGTGTACCAACATATACATCAGGCAAATAACTTGAATAGTTTGATCTAGCAGGTCCGGGCATACTACCAGAATTGCGATTACTGAATGGACTATAACTTCCGCTAGGGTTATTTACAGTCGGTACTGGTGTAAAATATTTTTTCCAAGACATTTTTTGTTTTCCTTACGGGCTCGTTATATTTCCGTCAGCAAGATTATTATTAGCTATACCTGCCATGTTCTTAGACATTGTCTTATTATATCTGCTAGACCATCTAGTATGTTCTTCTATTTTCTCTAATAAACTATTTAACTCTTTTACTGTTTCCTCAGTTAGACCTGATCCGCTGCCTAGATTAAATTTACCTTCATTAAGAAGCGATGCAGTACTAACTCCGCTTTCAAACATGCCGCTATTCTTATCTGCAAGTGCTTTGTTTAATTCGATAAACGCATCGGCTAATTCTTTAAGTGCTTCAGCTGTATTTGTTATTCCTACAATATCTGCAGATGCTAAATCATTTAATTTAGTTTTTACATTAGCAATATTAGCAAGTTCAGCAATTCCTTCTGCTGTTCCTTTTAATCCTTTTACATCACCTAGTTTCTGTAGATTTATTTTTAATGCAACGATACTATCATAATCTACCGTTTCGCCATTATTAACTTGAGATAATGTGCTCATGCCTGTACTAAATGATTCTAATACTTTTAAATTATTTTCAAGAAACTTGCTTTCAAATTTTGTAGATCCAAATTCTTTAATTTCTTTAAATGGATCTGTATCTTGTCCAAAGAAGAAACTCGATACCCCGTCAAAAAAGTTTGCTAGGCCTTCATATTTTAAACCTGCTCCTAGCGTATTCATTCCTGTTGCAAATGCTTGTAGTGCTTCTGCTTTTGTTTTAATAGTAGCACTATCAATGTCCATACCTTGGAATTCTTCTAGTAACTCAAAAGTTGATTTTTGTGTTCCCTTACCACTAGCAACTGAAAATAGATTTCCTAAGAAGCCGCCTATGCCTTGTATAAAGTTTCCTAAACCGTCTGCTACTTTACCTACTCCAAGTGTGCCTATACCTAAGCCTACAGCTCTCATACCTTGACCTACTGTTTTTAATTTTTCTCCGTTTAAGTCTTCAAACTTTTTCATATTTTCAGAAAATGTACCAAAACTTTCTCCTAGTACCCATACGCCTGCACCTATACCTGTTGCTAATGCAGCTATTGCTGCTCCAAGAGCAGCAGCACCTATTACTGCCTTTGCTCCAACAGGGCTTCCCCAAACTGATAGTCCTCTAGCTGCGCCGCCCAATAAGCCGCCTTTGCCAAATCCTTCTAGAAATTTAGTGCCTGCCGGTGCTTTAAGTTTTCTTGGATCCGCTGCTATTTTTTTAGATGTTTTATCTCTTACTCTTGTTTTTCCATCTTTACCTGTAAATTCTTCTAACCCAGAAGGTAGTCCTCCACTTCCTGAGAATGCGCTTGCTAATGCTGTTCCAAGTCCTGCTGTAATTCCTGCTGCTACACCTGATACAACAGCTGGAAGTAGAAACAAACCAGTAAACCCAGCTACAATAACTGTTCCAACTTCGTCCATTAATGTACCGTTTTCGCCAAATAGATTATTAATAGCTGCCTTAGTCTCGGCACTAAGAAGTAACCCATCTTCTGTTTGACCGGCTTCATTTGTTTTAAATGGCTTAATGTTAAGTAAACTTCCGTCAATTGAATCTTTAATTATACTTCCTATTGAAGATAGTGCGCCGTCTTTGTCTACATACTGATCCTTCTCTAGTTCTTTATTTAGAGATGCTTTCTTTTCTTCAAGTATTTGGTATTGTTTTTCTAATCTTGCTTGTTCTTCTGCCGCTTTTGCTATTGTTTTATTATCTGTTGAAGATGTTAGTATTTGCACTTGTTCATTTTGTTTATCTAAAACTTTTAAAAGTTGAGATTCAACTCTAGCTTTATCATCTAACGCTCTTTGTTTCTGTTCATCAGCAGTAACACCCATAAAGAAATCTTTAATCACTTGCGTAATATCTGTCCACAACATATCCATTGCTGATTTAAATCCGTCAATGTTCAAGGTAGTAATAAAACTTTCAGTCCAGTCAGTAATACCTATTACTATATCTTTTAGTGCAGTAGTAAGTCCTTCAGATCCTAGTAAACTTGCAACACTTTCTACTGATTCTGATATTGTACTAAACACTCCACTATCAATAAAGTTTTCTGTAATTTCTTTTCTTGCATTCTTGATAGCTTGATTAAAAGTAACTAACGCATTCGTTGTACCGTCTCTAGAATTAGATTCTTTTTTAGCGTTTTCAAGATCATCTCTTAATCTTTTCTCGTCAAAAATACCGTTATCCATATAATCAGTAAAATTCTTGCCCATAGATTGTAAAATTAATGCTAATTCTTTACCAGGCCCGTCCATGCCTGCGGCTGCAACTGTTAATAACCCCTCTAAATCATCTGAAGATGCTGCTGCTGCCTTAACACCTGCTACAAATCTATCAATTGACCCTGATTCAAAAGATTCCATATCAGTATTTGCATCTCTTGTTAATGCGGCTGTAAGTTTTATTTGTTCTGCAATACCCGGAAGCCCTGCTGCTAACATAGCAGTTGCATCAGTTACAGGACCTATACCTAATATTTGCTGTTTATAAAACTCTGCTCCAGTATCGCCGTATAGAGCAGCAACTTCAGCCATACCAGCACGAACTTTTTCTCTTTCAGTTTTATCCATTTTAGACATTGCCATTTGGAAAGCAACATCATTTTGATTAGCAGCAGCTTTTGCTTCAAGTGAATCTATTTCTTCACCTGTTAATTTTGAAAGTGTGCTTAAACTTTTAGCATAACTTGCTGCATTTAAAGCAAGCTGAGCATCATTTATTTGTCTAGTCCTTGACCCTGCTCTGTCAAGTATAGCATATCTCATAAGTGACTCGTTGATGTCTTCAAATGTTAAACCCATATTTAAAAGCTGATTACGTGTAGTTTCGTCTAGTGCTTTTTGCAAATCAGTAACTCTGCGCACACCTTGTGTAACAGTTCCACCAAATGTTGACAACTCTTTAGAATTTCCTTTAACAAATCCTGTAAATTCATCTAAAGTCATAAACAATTGAGCTGAACTGCGTCTTACTTCTTCTAAACTGTTGCCCATTGAACCGCCTACACGGGATATTTCTCTAAAACTGTCTAGAGTATCGTCAAAATATCCAGTTAACCCTGCAATAGTACTACCAAATATCGGTATATGCTTTGTAAAATCAGTTAAACTACTGCCGCCATCGATAAGTTCCTTAGTAAAATTACTTAAACTTGTACCTATAGCAACAATACCAACTCCAAGTACACCTAAGCTCTTGCTTAGTACACTTGTATTACGCTTTACAGACTTTGTATTTTCATTTAGTGCATCTCTATGGTCAGTTACAACGTCAATACCTTTATCAAAAGCATCTGCAAGCTTTTTTGCTTTATCTGCTGACTTTTTAGGGTCGAATCCTTCTTTTTTAGCAAGATGCTCAATTGCTTTGAGAAGATCCTTTAACGTTTCTTCACTAGCAACACCCCCTTTGCCAAAATTACCAATTTCAATTTCTTCTGCCAACCCTAATTCCTATAAACTGCACACTTAATAAATATAGATATATACTTTACATTGTATTTATATGGAGATTACCATGCCAGAGTTCGACCCCAACGCATTTCAGGGAAATAATCAAGATTTTCAGCCTAATCCGCTGCAAAAATACTTCAGACAACCTAAAGTATACATAACATTGCCTAGTAAAGGCGAGTTTTACCCTGAGGGCACACTTGAATTACCTGATAACGGTGAACTTCCAGTGTTTCCAATGACTGCCAAAGACGAAATTACTATTAAAACACCAGATGCGTTGTTAAATGGACAAGCAACTGTTGATGTAATAAAGAGTTGTATTCCTTCTATAATTGATCCATGGCATATGCCAAGTATTGATCTTGATGCAGTACTTGTAGGCATTCGAGTTGCAACATATGGCGAAGAACTAACACTAACTACTAAAATTCCAGGTGCAGGAATAGAGAAAGACTATACTGTTGACCTTAGACAATTACTTAATAAACTATTATCTAATAAATTTGACTCTGAAAGTATGATTAATGGGCTAGGAGTAACGATTCGACCATTGACTTATAAAGAGTTTACTGAAAGTAGTTTAAAAACATTTGAAGAACAGCGTATCTTTAATCTAGTTAATGACGATACTGTTCCTGATAGTGAAAAGATGTCAAAGTTTAATGAAAGTTTCTCAAAATTAACTGCACTAACTATCGATATGTTGTGTAAAAGTGTAGTAAGCATACGTGTTGAAGATCAAAATGTAACAAATAGAGGTCACATAGACGAATTTATTAAAAATTCAGATAAAACTTTCTATACTGGCGTTAAAGAGCACTTAGAAACTCAAAGATCACAATTTGAATTAGAGCCTATGACAGTAAACACTACAGAAGACGAGCAAAAAGCTGGAGCTCCAAAAACTTTTCAAATTCCTATTACATTTGATCAATCAAATTTTTTCGAATAAAACTTCTTTCAATGAATCTGGCTGAAATTCTAGCAGAAGATAAGAAATTGAAAGAAGAACAAAAACAATTAAAGCACGAAGTTATACAATTAGCATGGTTTATGCGAGGAGGTTGTAATCTCGAGGAAGCATTTTCACTATCTCCTGAAGATAGAGAAATAATTAGTGGTATTGTTAAAAATAATATGGAAACTACTAAGAAAAGTGGACTACCGTTCTTCTAATTACTTGCCAACTTTACCATATTGACTTAAACGTTGACTTTTATCAAAGTTTTTGTCTACAACAGTATCTTTCTTTCTAGGCTTTGCTGATTTATCAACAGATTTTTGTAATTGAGCTATTAATCTACGTTGTTCTTTTGAACTTAACTTTAATGCAGCATTTTTAGTTGACATATATGCGCTACTTGCCTTTGCTGTAGGTTGTTTAGGTTCTTTGCTAGGCGTTTTTTGTCCAGATGACTGAGTAGGAGCCATAGCTTGTTTAGATTTTGCTAAAAATATAGTTTTTAATCGCTTTGCATTAATAGGAGGTGTTGTATCTATATCAGATGAATCAACTTTTTTTCTTTTTAAGAAATCAAACAGATCATCATAGTCAGAAGTATTAACTTTTTTCTGTTGTGTTCCAAGATGTGCTGCGTATTGCTGTAATAATTTATTCGCAGTAGCTTGTAGATCAGCTGCTCCTGCTTTTTCAGCACGTCGAATCATTCTTCCTTGTTTAGTTAAAGGAATAAACTCATCTAATTGTGATTCTGTTAATATATCATTAAGCTTCATGTATATATTTAGTATATCTACTTCGTAGATATAAGTTTTCGCTAACGCTCAAACTATATTCTTTCTTTTTAACTGAACGAATGTGAAGTAATAGTTTCATGTAGATCGTTTCAGTCAGACGGAACCTGTTACGGTCCCATCTAATCTCAAAATATGCTTCATGTGAGTCATGCTTGCAGCCGAGACATTGGAAGTAGGTAATTGTTTATACACAAAGTACAATGGGCTCTGACCTTTCCCAACCTACGTCGACATCGCTTACGCTACCTCTCGCTTCGTTCCTATTGCTAAAGAGTTTTTATGTACTGTGTTTGTGTTTTTCGACTGCTAACATTCAATCTATATCAACTAGTGAGCCCAATTTGTTTGGTGGCTTCCACTCTCTGGAGTGTCAATCAATATGTACGTGTGTTCCTATACGGATACGTTTTCCACGGCGGCATTTTAAACTGGCCCGCTAACCTTATGTGTTAGATTGTTTTGCCTGGATTTGTTGTTCTAATAATGCCTGCCGCAATTTGTCTGATCCACCTACTCTAACATTAATAATACCGTTATAGTATTCATCTGTTTCGAGTACACGCCTATCAAACTGTTCTCTTGCTTCGATATAGGACATTTCGCCCCTGCCTTTACATAGGTATAGTATTTCTCTTGTAAACTTGTCTTCGCCTAATGCTGCTACGTCTGCGTTTAGTCTATCTGAGCTGCCCCAGTAAGATTTCCAATCGCTTTCTTTGTAGCCTCTACGTTTATTCTTTTTGCCTTTTAATGGTGGCTTAGTAGTTTTAAATTTTGCTAATTTTTTGCCTATGTACTTCTGATTATTAGTAAGATTGGTTATTAAGTAAACAAAGCCTTCATACTCATCTGGTATTTCTGTAACTTCGTTGCCTTTATATGTCCAATTCATACAATGTTTATCAATCCTTGTATTGTTTGCCTTTAAACTTGATTTTATAGTCTTTTTGTATCTCTTTTATTTCAGTATTTCGTTCTTTTGCTATTCTACGTATTTCTCTTGTTGCCTTTTGAACGGCAGAATATGCTCTAACTGAGTTTTTTCTTTCCCACCATTCGTTTGCCTTAAAATATTCTAAATATGCTTGTACTAATTGTGTGTGTAAGTCGTCTTCGTTGTTCATTTTATTTTATTACCAGCTAATTCGCCTAGATTAAGATAATCAATTGCTTTAGATTGCATTTTTACAGATTTATTATTTTCGTAATTGTATGCTTCAAGTGAAATTATGTCACCGATACGTCCTGTAATTGATCCGATAGCAGTATCACAGTCGCCGTCAACCATTTGAAGCATATTGCGTTCTGCCATTGCACATTGATATGTTTCTAAATGATTAATTTGTTCTAA